AAGGTCCGGCACGACGCGGAATTCTGGAAGGCCGACTCCGACAATCAGCTCGCCTGCCACATGATGAAGATCGCCGAGAACACCCGCCTTAAGCAAGAGGTCGCGGATCTGAGGCAGGTCGTCGAGATGTGCCGCGCGGACGCGGCCAGGTCCGACTACGCGAAGCGCGGCGAGTGCTACTGAAGCTTGGGGACAGGATGAAGATTGAATCCGTAGACATCGACGCGATCCACCTCGACCCTGCCAACGTGCGGGCGCACCCGGAGCGGAACCTGGCCACGATCAAGGCCAGCCTCGCCCGGTTCAAGCAACAAAAGCCGATCGTCGTGGACGGCGACGGAATCGTGAGGGCGGGCAACGGCACCCTGGAAGCCGCCCGCGCTCTGGGATGGAAGACCATCCAGGTCGTGCGGACGCCGCTCAAGGGCTCGGAAGCGACCGCCTACGCTATCGCCGACAACCGCGCGGCCGACCTCGCCCAATGGGATGAGACGGGGCTTGCCGAACAGCTCCGCAGCCTCCAGTCGGAAGACTTCGACATGGACGCCGTGGGCTACACCGACGATGAGATCGGGGCGATGCTCGACGGGCTGGCGGGGGGGCTGGCCGGCGACGACCTCCAGCCGCCCGACGACGCCCCGCACACCGGCCAGTACGGCGTCATCGTGATCTGCGGGGGCGAGGGCGAGCAGAAGGACGTGTATGAACGCCTCGCCGCGATGGGGCTGAATTGCAAGGTGGTGGTCGCGTGAGGATCGAGGTCCGCAACCGCTGCTCGGATTTCTCGTCGTACCGGGCCGCCCGCGTCAAAAGCATGTTCAACGCCGAGTCGGGCTGCAACTTCGACCACGACGCCGACCTCGCGATCGACGACGGCGACTGGAAGGTCGGCGTGGTGGTCGGCCCGAGCGGCTCCGGCAAGACGTCGATCGGCCGCCGGATCTTCGGCGAGGCCGCCCTCTACGACCCGACCGACTGGCCCGCCGACGCCCCGGTCATCGACGCCATCGCCCCGGCCGGGGAATTCGACGCGGTTACGGCCGCGCTGGCCTCGGTCGGCCTCGGGTCGGTGCCGGCCTGGCTCCGCCCGTTCCCGGTCCTGTCCAACGGCGAGAGGTTCCGGGCGAACCTGGCCCGGCTGGTCTGCGAGGCCCCGCCCGAGGTGGTCGTCGACGAGTTCACCAGCGTCGTGGACCGCCAGATCGCCCGCATCGGGGCCTTGGCGTTCCAGAAGGCTTGGCGGCGCACCGGGGGCCGGGCCGTCCTCCTGTCGTGCCATTACGACGTGATCGACTGGCTCGAACCCGATTGGGTCTACGACACCGCGAGCGGCAAGTTCGCAAGGGGGCGGCTTTGGCGAAGGCCCAAATTTGACCTTGAAGTTTGGACGACGGACGGGGGTTATTGGCCGCTGTTTGAGCCGCATCACTATCTGAAACTGCCCCGGATGATCGGGGCGAAATACTACGTCGGGGCCGTCGACGGCGAGCCCGTCGCCCACCTCGCCGTCAGTACCGCCACCAAGGGCAAGGGCTGCGAGGCCAGGGCCTGCCGGCTGGTCGTCATGCCCGAATGGCAGGGCGCGGGCGTCGGGGTGCGGTTCCTCAACTCTGTGTGCGAGCTGCAGAGGACCGGCGGGGACGGGGCGCGGCTGCCGGGCCGCCCGGTGACGACCATGTTCCACACCACCCACCCCGGCCTGGTCGCCGCCCTGGAGCGGGACCGCAAATGGAGGCGGGTGTCCGCCGTACTGCATGGGACGAACAAGGCCAAATCCGCCCGCACGATCAGGGCGAGTTTCGACCGGGCCGGGCGCCCCGCGACGGGGACCGGCTACGGCGGCCATTTTCGGGCCGTCCAGGGGTTCCGTTATTACGGGGGGCCGGCGGGGTGAGACGACTGATCGACGCCGCCCTCGCCGCGATGGGCCTCCGTAAGCGACGCCCGATCGACGATGTTTTTTGGGGTCCGTATGATGATCCGGGTGGTTCTGTGCGGGACGAGGTCGTTCGGGCGGGCGATTCTCAGCCTGCTGCTCACGAAGGGCTACGTCGAGGTCGTCGCGGTCTCCGCGCCCGCCCCGAGCCCCGATCGGCCGGATGACAAGCTGTGGGGCCGCGCCGGCGACGTGGGAATCCCCCGAATCCCGTCCGGCCGGCTTCGCCACGGCACGATGCCGAGCGGGGTGGACCTGATCGTCGCGGCCCACTCGCACGACGTGATCGGGAGGCGGACCCGCGACAAGGCCGCCCTCGGCGCGATCGGCTACCATCCGAGCCTGCTCCCCCTGCACCGGGGCAGGGACGCCGTCCGGTGGACGATACACGACCGCGACCGGGTGGCCGGGGGCTCCGTCTACTGGTTTACGGACGCGATCGACGCCGGCCCGATCGCCGCCCAGGATTGGTGCCTCGTGAGGCCGGGCGACGACGCCGAGGCGCTCTGGCGCCGCGACCTGTTCCCGATGGGCGTCTCGCTGATCTCCAAGGCCCTCGACGACCTCTCGCGGGGCTCGATCGTCAGGATACCACAGGACCACTCGCTCGCCACATGGGAGCCGTCTTGGGAAAGGCCGCCGCTATTCAGGCCCGACCTCCCCGAGCTGGGCGACGGGGGCTGGCGCGGGTATCGCGTCGTCACCGAGCGCCCCATTGCGTGCAGTGGAGATGCAGTGAGCCATCATGCCGCCGAACCTGGAGAATCTTAAGCCGTGGAAGCCGGGCCAATCCGGCAACCCGGCGGGGAAGCCCAAGGGCCGATCGGTGACGGCGCGGCTCCGCGATCTACTGGATGCGGTGGAGCTGGGCGGCAAGCCGGTGCCCGACGGCAAGCAAGTCGCGGACCTGCTGGCCGAAGTGATCCTCAAGAACGCATTGAAGGGCGATCACCGATTCGTCTCGACGGTGCTCGACCGCACTGAGGGCAAGGTGGCCGACAAGACGGACGGCGAACCTAATGGCAACCCCGACGCCAAGCCTCGCATCATCATCCCCGGATCGGCGGGGACTGAGAGTCGACCAGAGGCTGAAGGAAGCCCTCGAAAGCGGAAGCCTGCCCCGTGATCTTTTGTGCGCCGGCCCGGCCGGCACGGGCAAAACTTTCGCTATCCTGAGCGTGCTTCATTGCCTGGCCGCCGACTACCCGAATCTACGCATCCTGATCTGCCGGGCGACCCGGGCCAGCCTGACTCAGTCGGCGCTCGTGACGTACGAACAGGAGATCCTCGCCGCCGACGGCATGGAGTTCATCGCCAGCGGGGCCAGCCGACGAACGAGACAGAGCTACGTCTACCCCAACGGCTCCGAGATCGCGTTGGGCGGGCTCGATAAGCCCGACAAGATCCTCTCCAGCGCCTGGGACGTGATCTACGTCAACGAGGCCATTGAGACGGTCGAAGAGGCGTGGGAGAAGCTATCGAGCCGTCTGAGACGGCCTGGACGCCCCGCGTGGCTCGGCTATCTGATCGGCGACACCAACCCGGGCGATCCAAGCCACTGGCTCAAGAAGCGGGCCGACGCCGGCAATACGGTGCTGTGGGACACGACGTTCGAGGCCAACCCGGGGCTTCACGACGGGACCGGCTGGACGGCCGCCGGCGTCGCCCATATCGAGAACCTCGACCGGCTGACGGCCTCGCGGAAGAAGCGGCTGCGATACGGGCTCTGGGCGGCCGGCGAGGGTGCCTGGTTCGACGGCTTCGACGATGGCAAGCACGTGGGCGAGGCGGCCGAGTTCGATCCGAACCTGCCCGTCCATCTGGGGATCGACTCGGGCTCGTACACCGGGGCCGTGTGGTTCCAGGTGCGGCCCGGCCCCAAGGTCACGGTGTTCGCCGACTACCTGAGCTACAACGTGGGCGCGCACAACGCGGCCCTCGAAATCTTGAGGATCAGCGGAGAGCGGTGCGGCGGTCGGATCGACCACGCGACGACGGACCCGGCCGGCAAGAGCACGACGGCGATCGGCGTCACGGTGTTCGAGGAATACAAGCGGGCAGGTCTCCGCGTTCAGCCGTGGCCGATCCGATCGGTGCTCGACTCGCTGTCGCTGGTCGAGAGCTTCGTGTCGGTCGACCCGCCCGAACTGATGATCCACCCGCGATGCCGCAAGTTGATCGACGCGTTCGGCAACTACAAGCGGGCCAAGC